AGTCAGTAGAGTCCCCGGGGTTTGGCTGTTCGCCGTTGAAGCGTTGCCAGTTATCCCATACAAGCCGAATAGGCACACTGAAGAAGAAAGTGTCCATGAACATATTGTCCATGATCGGGAAGATAGGAGTAGCCAACCGAGCGAAGCCGGTCATAGAGCATGTGAAGGTGTCTCCGGGAAGTGCTTCGTCAACGAGCACCGGAATTAAGTATCCGGCATCAAACGTGGTTTTGTAGCCATGGGAACGATCGAAGGAAGAGCGCGGAATTTCCGCTTTCGGAACTTGAGAAAACTGATGAACCATGTGGCTTTTCATGATTACTCCTGAATGAATTGGGCAGCTTGGGCAAGCAGCTTATGGGTAGTAGGCGTGATTACGCCGGTTTCATCTTCGAACTCACCGATAGCAATCAGTGAGAAGTCAGAAGGGGATTTATTGAGAGCCGAATTTGGGTCTCGTGAGGCGTGACCGAAGTCACGGATAGCCGAGCCTTCGTTATGAGCCACGAAGGGATGGGCGTGAACGCCTAGAGTTTTATCGAGTACGCAGCAAATCAGTTTTTTCATTAGAGACCTCTTGAGAGTTGTGAGATTTTGGCCTTGCGGCACTCTAATCGAGTGCGGAGCCGTTCGGGTGTTGAATCAGACGCACATTTTTTAGCGCGCTTGATTCTTTTTGCTTTGATACGAGCTTCAGCCTTAGGACTCTGTTCAGCAAGCTTTCTAAGGTAGTAGCGGGGGGGAAGCTGCTCTTTACCGTTGGCAATAATGGTGTCCGATGGAAAGACATCTTTGTGGAACCTTTCGAACCAAGTAAACCCGATGCCGGGACGGTTAGACATGGTTATGTATTCCGGTTGAAGCCGGTTTATTTCGCCAGTGTCCAGATTAAGAACAGTGTAATGGTCCGTGGCAGATTCGCCAGTGACCTTTTTCATGATGTAGCGGGCGACATAGTTGCAGCTTTCGCTTGTGACGGAGCCGAATTGGCAATGTCCGTGTGTCCAGATTTTCTCTAGCGTATCGGATACCCAAATGGTATCGCCCTGTTTGTTTTCGGAGTGTTTTCGCTTGTCCGCGAAGTCAATCCCGTAGAGGATTGCATGATAGTGGGGTCGACGTGTGGTCTCACCGTATTCGCCGCAGTGGAAGAACCTTATGGGTTTCCCATGGAACTTGCGGAGACGTTTCATGAAGTTTTGAAAGTGAGCCTTGACCAAGGAGCCATCCGAGGGAAGGTTTTCGTCCGAATAAGTGAGCGTGACAAAGATAGATAGGTCGTGCATCTGTTTTTCGTGCATAAGCCGAACGCCCCATTGTCGGGAGCGTTCGAGTCGACAGCCGATGCAGTTTCCACAGGGCACCGTTACGGGTAGGTCAGGGAATCCCGCAGCCGCGGAGAAAACGATTTTCCGTTTCCCGTTGGCCGTGGTTGTCCTGGACTTCCACCCCTGAAGGGGGAAGTAGCACGGCATGATTCAAAGCCTGATCCCGCCACGCATCACAGTATTGGCGCCAAGTACATTTTTGCGGTTGGTGCGGGAGGCCGTCGCAGAGAAAAGTTTCTTGCTGGAACGGTTGGACATAGACGAACGTTTGGACATGATTTGGTTCCTTTAAAAGCAGGGTTATTAAGAGAAGCAGTTCCATAGTATTTCAGAGAGTTACCGATTGTCAATCGGTGTGGTGTCAGTTGGGATATTGGCATCAAGCTATCAATATCCCATTTTTGAGTTGACTGTCAAGCAGTTTTTGCAGCGGGGGAAGCAGCCCCGTCGCCAGAGGCGATAGGAGCCGTTGAAGGGGTCAGGGTAGGTGCAGGTATTAGTGGCTCGGTGTTAGGCCGTAGAAGGCCCATTTCCGCCAGTTCTGGACGGTTTTTTTCTTGGGAGCAGAAGTCGAGGAATTCTGCTGGAGAGTTTTGGAAGCGGGAGCGGATTGCGGAGGGCAGTTCGTGGAACAGGGACATAGCCCCCGCTATGAAGTTTTGGTGTTGTTGGTAGTCGAACGCAGTGCAGTCTAGATACTGGGGTTCGACGTTGTTGAGGTTTGGCAGTTCTCCGGTCGAGAGATAACGGGCCATTATGCGATTTACGTCGCATTCATCCTTGAAGGATTGTTTTGTGCGTCCCTGAGCAGGGAACGATAGAGAGTGGCGCTCTTTTTCAGAGTAAGCAGAACGAATTATTTTGTTTGAGTCAGTACGAAGAGTTGTAGTTAAGCAGTCAGTAGTATCTATGAGACGAGTAGTCATTTTGGAAGTGTCCTAGTAAGAGATTGAAGTGGGGTTCTGGTTGTAGCGCCTACAGTGAGTTTTCCGCCCTCCCGGGCGGTTTCGGTGTCACGGTGAACCCGTGACCCCGAGTGATTTTTCCGATGCCAGAAGGCTCGGATTGTTTGAGAGTGGTTTTCCTTTGAGATAGATAGAAAACCTAGTTGGCCATGTATCGAGCCGGAGAGCCGGGGTGAAAGATTGAGCGAATGATCCGAATCGTGGAAACGAGTTCGGGAGGGATGTGTTTGTAAGCATCTTCCAGACCTTTAGCAGTTGCCGCCGCTGTTTCACCCTCTTGGGTTGCGGCTTTGATTTGTCTGAAGATGAGGTCGGCCTTTTGTGGGCCGTATTGTTGGACGACTTTGGCTTCAAAGTCTTTAAGAAAGGCTTCAGCCTTTACTAGTTGTGTCCGCTCTTTTTCGGTCATTCCTTGTTGACCGATTAGTGTTCCGCTTATGTCATGCATGAGCGCGGTTGAGCGATAGAGGCCGGTTTGGGCCTCGATGTTTTCGGGTTGTTTGGCCTTAATCAGAGTGTCGGCCTTCACGTTTTCGGCCTGAGCATCATAGAGTTTGGCTTGAGCGTTTTGAGCGGCAATACTGGACGCAGCCAGAGCCGCTTGAGTGCCGGCAACTTGTCTCGCAGTGGACATTTTTTGCTCTAGTCCAGGTTCGACAGTAAAGGGGGCGGGAGCTTGAATGCCTTTGCCTACGGCAAGCATGGGATTAAGGCCCGCCGCGCGGAGTCCCGCGACTTGTGAAGCGGGCATTTCCCGAGCAGCTCGAGCAGACCAAGCCAGTTGTTTGTGATATTCCTTATTCGACATTCCGCCTTCATCGCCACCGCCGAAAAGAGATTTCGCGGAGCTCAGAGCTTGTAAACTGGATGCGATTTCAGCAAACATTTTTTATTCTCCAAGAGAAAAGGCCCCCGTAGGGGCCGTGAGTTTAGAAGTGGTCGATTAGTCCAGGTACGCCGAATACCGGCATGGGACGCGCACAGCGCATTTTGAAGTACGAATCGAACAAGAAGTGCGGTTCATCAGTGACCGCGATGATTCGGTCGATAGGCGGGTTTTCCTCGATGAAGCTAGCGTCAAGCACAGGAGCAGTCGCGAAGTCTTGCGCCAAGTGCCAAGCATCGAGGGATTGAGCGAACTGGGACCGAAATTCCCCGGTAATCCGGGAAGGTTTGTATCTGTATTCCGCATACCGCTCTTGATAGCCGAAGACAACATCGTCTTCAGCAGGAACGCCAGTTGCGTAAATTTCGTCCTGGGTGACGGCCTGTTCACCGATATGAGAGAGGGCAGGCCAGTAGAAGTCGAAGCGGGTTTTACGCTTCCACATGCGGTCAAGCCCTTGTTGGTAGGTGAGATCGGCACGAACGGAAACCATGCCGATGATAAGGCAGTGTTCCGTGAATGAAGTTGTGAAGCCGTGATTGCGAAGCGTAGCAGTACCAAAAGCCGCAAGATTACCTTGCGGAGTGTTGGCATAAGTACCAGTTGGTGAAGTCTGGGCGACAGGATTGATGTTGATAGGCGTCGAGCCGCCGCCGAGATATTCGGGGCGTTGGAGTCGGGCATCCGGAGACGTAACGCCGAAATGCGATTTAATAAGTTCGGTGTACCGAGTACCGCCACGGGCGTCCCTTTCGTAGATTTTTTGGATTTGGAAGGCTTGGCGGAGTGAGTTAATAGTCGCAGCAGTAGCTTCCGACAAGTCCGCAAAGACGCCGGGAAAACCGGGATTGGAAGGATCTTCTTCCACGTTAAAGCGGTTGCCGGGTGCGGTGTTATCGACGATAGCACTCTTTGCGTAGACGGTAGAACCAGCGGCACCGGTCTCGAAGACGGTGTAATTAGAAACACCGAAGACTTGATCGAATTTACCGATGCCATGGACAGGGGCTTGACCGCCAAGCGGGATAGTTACGCCGGGACCCTTTTGGGGCCACGGAAGACAAGATGTGAAATAGTCGTGACGCTTACCGCGTCGTTGGAGTTCGTAGAACGTATGAAGGTCCGGACCATCGCCTTTAGGAACGGCGATAGCATCTTGCAGATTTTGGTCACGGAACCATTCGTTCCAGACGAGGGCATAGGCACGATGCCAGAGGGCAGAATGAGAAATAGCGGCAACGCCAGTAGGAAGGCCCATGTAGTCATGGATTGTGTTTGCGGCATAGCCGCCGCCCGGTGCGACCATCTGAGGGATGGTGAAGTCAGTAGAGTCCCCGGGGTTTGGCTGTTCGCCGTTGAAGCGTTGCCAGTTATCCCATACAAGCCGAATAGGCACACTGAAGAAGAAAGTGTCCATGAACATATTGTCCATGATCGGGAA